TTCAGTAAATTGATTTCCTGTTGAAAGGAAGTTCTTCCAACGTACAGTTTTAAATATTATCATTACAGTTCTAAATCACTCGCTTCAAGATATAAAGATTTCATCATGTTTGTTAGTCTGTTCTTATCTAGTGTTACATCCAATTCGTCAATATACCTTTCCAACAAAGTCATGGTATCTTCTGCATTTTCTACAATAGTATCATCAACATTCTCTGCATCTAATTCACTAAAGTCCTCTACAATCTTTACCTCATGGGCTCCAGATTCTCCAAGAACCTTATCAATAAATCTATCAAATGCATAGAAGTCTTTCTTATTGACTACAATAATTTTTACAAACTTATTCTCTAATTGAGATACATCAAACTGTGTGTAGTCTGTAGTACTCTCATCATAATATACTTTCTGAAATATTGTATATGGATTGACAATACGTTCTAGTTCTCTTGTAGACGTATCAAATATATGAAAACCTTTAGGACACCCATCATCACTCCATGTCATTTGATAAGTGTTGCCTAGATAGAAAACTTGTCCATCATCAGACTTCTTATGAAAGTGACCAGAGAATACTGTATCGAATTTGTTTAGGAAACCTTTGTCATACCCACCTTCTGCAAAGTGTCCAGCGTGCATTTCAAAACCATTGATTTCTAAGTGTCCCATAGCAACTTGTGCTTTGGTGCTTTTGATATGTTCCATTGTGTGTCCATAATTATCTGGACAAATCCAAGGAATAAAACAAATAGGTGTACCATCAAACTCAACAGTAGCAGTTTCTGGGTAAACAAACATCTTTGGATATCTACCCTCAACAAGTTCTGCAAGAGAGTTAACATCATTAGTGTTCTTGTAAAATGTATCGTGATTACCCACAAGCATATGTAAGGTAACACCTTCATCTACAAACTTTTGAATAAATCTTTTACGAAAGTCTTGTGCTATCTTATAAGATACAAACTTTCGTCTATCCATAACATCGCCCAAATGAATAACAGTGTCAATCCCCTTTTCTTTTATATATGGGAAGAATGTATTCTCCCAAAACTCATAAAAGTATTCGTTGAAAGCTAAGTTGTCATTACGGGCGCCGAAGTGGGTATCAGTTATCAGCGCTATTTTCATCTATTATCTCTTCACCTGTATCATCATAAAATTTTTCAAGACCTTTAGGTTCTTTTTTGGTTTTCTTTTTGGGTTTGTAAACTGCCTCTGGTGGTAAGAAGTTCTTCTGTAGATATTCTACATACACACCTTGTTCACTGTCACCATCCATAAGAATGTCAACATTCATGTTTTCAATAATCTTATGTTTTACATGTTGCTGTTTCTTTTCTTTCTGAATCCTACGAATAAACGCATAATAGATAATTTGCGTAAAATAAGCGAAAGGATTGTTTGATTTCTCTGGATTGAAGTTACTACAATATTGTAGACAGTTCTCAATACCATCAGATATCATCTCATCTCTATAAGTATAATTTATAAAATTTGGACGGTAAGATAGGTGATTTGCAATTTTAAGAAAGCATTCTCCAATATAATTGGTTACTGGTGGTTGTGGGTCACCAAGTGCTTCTGCTTCTTTGCATCGCTCTTTCCATTCTTTCATCGCCTCTAGGAACTCTTTGTTATTAACATAATGAGCACCAGATTTCTTTTTAGCCATATTAACTCCACATTGTCGTTGCTGTTTTATTTTATGCAACTATTAACCATTATACAGATTTACACAGATAAGTCAAGAGCTTAATTTATTTAAAATATTTTAAAAAATCTCTTGCTAATCTCTTGACAACTTGGTATATTAGCTATGTAGGGTTTGAGAATGAATAGATTTAATGTAGAGTCCTTGTTACAGGTTCTCCGTAATCCTCATCCCACTCCTCTGATTCAATCTCATCAAGTTCATAGTTAGTAGGTTCTCTTTCCCTTGCTGTCAAATCACCTTCTTTGTCCATCATAGTAATACAATGTTCGTAAAACTTTGATAGGCCCGAAGAAGCTTGTGTAATAACCATCACCTTATTTTTATCAATATTATAGACATTTTCGTGAGAGAAGTGTATCCATCGTTGTAGACTGATAGATTCTTCAATTCCGTATTTTGTAACCTTTGGTAGCACGTTTACCTTTAGGGGTGCTTTGATTTCAAAGGTTCTAGGATGTTCCTTAGAAATAACATCACAAATAATTTCTTCACCACTTTGTAGTTTTAGAATTTTATATTCTGTCATTTTATTTTTATCCTATTGATAGTGTAATCAAACTGTTCTTCATTATAGATATTTATTCGTTCCATAAAGTGGTTCAGAGTAAAGTTTCTTTTACTCTTATAAGATAAGTCATCTGCTAAGTCGAATAAGGTAGCTCTATCTTTACTGTCACTCCTACGCAATCCACGGCCAATCGACTGCAAGGCACGTACTCTGGATTTACTTGGACTAGCGAACACGATGTTGTGCAGATTACGAATATTGATACCAGTAGAAAAAGTGCCATACGAAGCAACGATGATTGCATTCTTTTCGTTTTCGGTAATTCCTCTAATTTCTTCACGAGTTTGTGTGTCTGTTCCACCAAAGACATAAAATACCTTCCTGTCTTTCGCAGATTTGTTAATCATATCGTAGAGTACACTTCCATGTTTCTCCACATACTGAAACAATACTAATGTATTGCTATTAAGGTTAAGAGTTAAATCCCTTATGAATTCA